CCTGCTGTTTCTTAAGGCGAGCTTCACAAAGCCCATGGTTGACGCCCTGGGCAACTATGGCTAGTATGGCCACGTTGTCCATACTGGCCATGATTGCATTGCCCGTAAAACCTCCCAGTTATGGCGAGGCCAAGAAGGGCCGTCATTTCACGATGACTGACACCGCCTTTCTCCATCTCACCAACATCGCCCATGAGGCGCGTCTGTCCCTGAGTGAAACCATGGAGCGTCTTGTGCGCTCAACGCCTGTTTGGGAAGGCAGCGCCACTCTCGCGGATGGTGCGTTCTCTTTGATTGAGGATTACGCCGTGTCCCTCAACAACTCCCCTGATTCCTTGCTTGGTGACGATGAAAGTTTCTCAGCTTAAAAATGCCGCCGAACAGTTTCTGATTTCCCATGGTGATGGAGAAGTCAAATTGATTTGGGAGATTGGCTGCTTTGAGGAGGGCTACGACCCTGAGTATGAAGAGGATGTGAACGATGCCCGTGTGGTGCCTGACTGGCCCCTCCCTGGCTGCTCTCTAATCTTTCCCAATGAAGAAGTGGAGCAAAAGTTTGTCCTGTTTTACGGGGATGGCCTCACTTCCAAGCGCACCCTCTCCTGATGACCTCCTCCTTCACCATTTATTCCCCTTCCGACTTTTCCCAAATGGACGATTTTTCTAAGCAAGCGATGATGGATCGCTACAACGGTGTGTTTGCCCCTCTGGAAATTACTGCTGGTGAATTCAAGAAAGCTTACGACACCCCTGACATTGGCCCCCACATTGAAAAGGACTACAAGGGTCTGTCGTATCTGTCCTGGCCGTTTGCCTACCGCTATCTCAAGGAGCATTTCCCAGCCCTCTTCGTGGCCTTTGAAGAAAAAACTATTGGCGAAGTGGTGTTTGGCGGCCCTGGCTATTACTACCTGCGCCCCTATTTGACGGATGGCATCAAGCGTACTACAGCGCTGATCTTTCCCGTGATGGACCGCAAGCACAATGCCATCCAACAGCTCGATGGCCGCGCCATTAGCGACAACTGCCAACGCGCTGCTGTTAAGTGCATCGCCACCTTCACCGGCCTCGGCCTGCGTCTTTACGCAGGCGAAGACATCCCTAAGGAAGATGAAAAAGCAACGGCCAAACTCCCGCTCCAACAGGAAACTCCGAAGCCTGCAGCGCGGGCAAGCAAGAAGGACGCGCCAGTTGCAGCAGATGCTGCTGATACTGGAGCAGAGGCAGCTCCTGCCTCCGCTTTCGATGCCAAAGAAGCCTTGACCAGTTTCTGTAAGGCGAATCCGCTGGGTTATCAAGACGAGCAGCGCAGCCTTGCTGCTGGCAAAGCCGCTCTTGACACGCTTGGCATGACTCGCGCCACCGAAATCAAGAACTGGCAGCATTTTGGCAATGTCGTTTCTGCCATGGTCACCCTCTGGGCCAAGGATGAGCAAATCCGCATTACCAAAGCTGATATGCGTACTGAACTAGACATCATTATTGCCGCTACGACGGTGGACGAAATGGTAGTCAAAGTGGCAGAGTTCGTCGCAAAAAAGCAATAGACCTGGCAGCGGCCCGCCTTGAGCGGGCCTTTGCTGGATCTCTTTGTTTAGACCGCGATGGACTTCCCATTTCTGAATCTCCTTCCGCCCTCTTTGGCTCATGATCCACTGGGACTCTTCCTTTTGGTTTCATTGCTTTCTGCTTCCCTCGCTGCTCTCATTTACGTTCTATGTCTCCTGAATTCCCGGTAGGAAAATGGACCTTCGGTTATCGCGAAGGTGACCTCCATTTAACAATGACTTCCGATACTAATTTTTGTCGTGAAGTTATTGAAAACTTTTCCCACTTTCTTCGTGGTGCTGGTTTTTGTGACAGCAATGTCATTGATGGCTTTGCTGCCGTCTTAGAAGAAATGGAAAGCATTCGTCCCTCCTCCATCGTCCATGAAGAATCATGAAGCCCTCCTTGACAAATGCCATGAAGCATTCTGGAATTGGTCTGACAACGGCCTCAGTAGCGATTTTCGCATTGCTGCTGTTTTTCAAGTGCTTGCTGATGATCCTCTCGTGGATCGCCAGTATCTTGCGCAAATTTCCCGCAAAATTCTCATGTCTGACATCGCAATGTGCCAAGGGGGTGAATGCCCTGTCCGCGAAAATTGTTGGCGTTATATCGCGCCTACTAATCGCTGGCAAAGCTATATCGAAACGCCGCCATTCACTGAAGATGGCTGCGACTACTTTTGGGACGTAAACGAAAAATGAAAACCATTCTCGCCTTTCTCTGTATTACAACAGCACCATTTCCCGCATTGGCGCAATCAATTCCCATTCAACAAAGTGGAGGATATTGCCCTCTGGGGTACTATTCTTCCTCTGGATATTGCGTGCCAAGCCGTTCTAACCCTAATAGATGGTCTATTAATGCAGCTTCAAATACGGCTTGTCCATTGGGCACGTATAAAAGTGGAAATTATTGCACAAAGAACTATGGCAGCCGCTGATGGCCTGTTACGATCTGTGTCTAAGCAAACTGACGATGCCCCGGCTCGCCCGATACGAACCCAACCGGCTACAGATCAACAAGCGCAGGTATTACGTTTGCGACGATTTTCCCAATGTCCCCGCAGGGTGTGTTTTGCCCTCTGTGACGACTATTGCGAGCGCGTGTTCGCCGCCTGGCAAGATTGCAGCGCTTATGAACTGGCGCAAGAAAGTGGGCGACGCAGAAGCCAATCGTCGCACTCGTAATGCCGTAGATCGAGGCAACTGGTTGCATGGCGTATTAGAGGATCTATGGAATGGAGAGGATGTAAATTGCCATCTTGATTCCCATCCAAATTACGTTCCATATTTCACTTCCATCTCATCGTTTCTAGAGAGAGTGGATAGTCCATTGCTTATTGAAAGCGCTATTGCTTGGTATGACAATGCCAGGCAAATTGGCTATTCGGGCACATTTGATATGCTCGCCAAAATGAACAATGGCGACTATGCATTGCTCGATTGGAAAACCAGCTACAAGCAAAAACCTGATACACAGCTAGCCGATTATCGGATGCAGCTTGGGGCTTACGTACAAGCCATTGAGCAGATGTATGACATTGAAATTAACGAGGCACATTGCGCTATTGCCATTTATGACCCTGATACGGAAAAAGGGCAAGACGCTCAAGTGGTGAGCCTGTCAGCCGGAGAGCTTGCCATGCAAGCTGGCTTAATGGTTCAGAAAACTCAGCAGTATTTCTTCGACCACTATCCTGGCAAAATGCCCTTAACAATTTCTATGGATAAGGGAGCGTAGCATTTCGAGGGAATGGCATTAAGCTGTAGCAGCCCGTCCAGGGCCCACTACACTCCTTTGAGGAACAACCAATGCCCTCTGGCAATCTCCCCGTGTTTAGCGGTACTGTCGATCTCACCCCTGACATTCTGAACGCAGCCAAAAAGGCTGGTCCGAATGCTCAAGGTAACTACAGCTTCCGCGTGGCGCTGTGGGACAACGACAAGCGCGACAAGGACACCTCCCCTCATTACAAAGGGCAAGTGACCGTCAACAAGATGGATAACAGCCCCAAGGCTTATTCCAGCTTTTGGAAGAACGAAAGCAATGGCGCTGGCAGCAGCAGCCGCTCCTCGTCTTCTGACGATCTGTTCTGAGCTTCATTTTGGTGGTCACGGGGCGGCTTATGCCGCCCTTTCTTTTTCTTCACGAATAATGACTCTTCTTTCCGACAAAGAAATCAGCATCCTCGCTGAAAACGACATTATTTTCCCTTTCACTGGCGAAAAGCGCCGTGAGCTTGACAATGGCACCAAGGCGTTGTCCTACGGCCTTTCTCACGCTGGTTACGACCTGCGCCTGTCCCCCAAAGGTTTCATGGTCATTGATAACAACCAAGAGGCCAGGGCGCTCGATGTGAAGCGCTTTGATGAAAGCGTGATGTATGAAGCTACGCCCATTGAAGAACTTGGCAGTACTTTCTTCGTCTTGCCTCCTTTTTCCTACGCATTAGGCGTTAGCCTTGAACGCATCACAATGCCCAACAACATTATGGGCATTTGCGACGGGAAGAGCACGTATGCACGTCAAGGCACCATCATTAACGTTACGCCAATTGAGCCTGGCTGGTCTGGCTTTCTCACTATTTGTATTGTCAATCCCTTGGCTTTTCCGGCTCGCATATATGCCAATGAAGGCATAGTGCAAATCATGTTCATGGAGCTTTCTAGCGACGTGGGCAAAGCCTATGGCCAAGGAAAGTATCAAAATCAAGGCGCTAAAGTATCTTTCGCTGCCGTCTGATGCGTGAGTGCTCTTGAAGATCAGTTTCTTGGACTGTGGCAAGCTCACTATCCTGATCTCCCATTGATCAGGGAATTTAGTGATGTGCCTAGCTGGGAAGTTGATTTTCAGGAGCGCTATGCAAAGTCAAAACGATCCAAACGTTATCGAGCCGACTTCGCTCACCTTCCATCCAATAGTCTCATTGAAATCCAAGGAGGCACTTTTAATCGAGGCCGTCACGTCACCGGCAGTGGTTATGAGCGTGATGCCCGAAAGTTTAATCTTGCCACCATTGGCGGATGGAGAGTGTTCTTGCTAACTAGCCAAACGGCCAAAGACGCCGCTTGGCTTGCGAGGATCGCCGCTGCACTTCGTCATTGACCATTTGCGTGGCTTCGTCGAGCAGTTCAGCAGCAGCTTGTAAGTCCCATTCCTTCATTGACATGGCCTGGCGCAGCTCTAAGTTTTCTTTCACGAGCGAACCAACGGCCTCCTGCATATTGGACCAGCCCTCCATTAAATTCACCGCCACTTCACGCAGTTTTTCCACATCAGAGCATTCTGCAATGGCACGCTTGTTAGCAGCTAATGCAAAATCTCTTTCTAGACTGCGTTCAAATGGACCCATGGCAGCAATGTAAGGACGACCTTGATAGCTTAACTCTACTGGAATAGAGAAATGCGTGGACATTGTTTCAAAACCATTTGCTTTAGCCTAACCACACGAGGCTATGGCAGACAGTTTGTTTACAAGGTGGACGATGGGAAGAAAGCCGTAATTAAAGCTACGGACCGCCGTCCATTTCAGCTTCCACGTACTCCACGTAATTATCAATGGTGTCCTGGTGAAGAAGTGATATACGTGCAACCAACCGCAGCAGGATGGATGCTTACTAGCGTTGTCGGCACATTAATTGGCTTTGTTTTTAATGGTGGAAAAAAGCGTGCAGTAGTCATTTGGCATTCCAATACCAAGATCTCGCCTACAATCAGCTTGCAGCGTTTACGACCAGCCTCACTGTTCCATGGCCACAGCACCTTCCATTGACCCTTTGAATGATGGCATCAGCTTTGTGCGTCTTATTGACTGGATGGGCAGTTCTCTTGATATCGTCTGCGATGCTCGCCAATCTTTTGATCAAAACAGCGTTGAATGGTCGGAAAAAGACCAAAAGCTCCTGAATTATTTGGTCAAGCATCAGCACACCAGTCCGTTTCGTGGTGTGGTGACTAAATGGCAAGTAAAGGCGCCACTGTTTATTGCTCGTCAATGGTGGAAACATGTCATTGGTGGCACGTATGCCAATGATCAGCTTGGCTGGAACGAGAAAAGTTTTAGATATTGTGAAGCTGACAGCGAAGAGTTTTACATGCCTCGCGAATTCCGCAAGCAAAGCGAAAGCAACAAACAGGCATCAGCCGGCCCCCTGGAAGGCCGCTCTCATGACATAGCGATGATTGAATATGCGAAGGGCTTGCAGGCGTCTAAAAGCGCCTACCAGACGCTCCTAGCACTGGGTGTGAGCAAGGAGCAAGCCCGTGGCGTGCTGCCCACTTCCCTCTATACTTCTTTCACTTGGACCTGTAGCCTGCAGGCTCTCCTTCATTTCATCAGCCTTCGCTCGCCAGCGGATGCTCAAGGTGAAATCCAAGCCTACGCTCAAGCCTTGTCCTTGTTAGCCCGCCCCCTCTTCAAGGAAGCTTTCGACGCTTTTGAAACCAATGACTCCTCCTTCTGAGAGCCGCCCTCAAATGTTTGACCCCGTAAACAACCCCCTTCATTACAGTTCTGGTGGCGTGGAAGCTATTGAAGCGCTGGAAGCTTGCATGACGCCTGAAGCGTTTAGAGGATTTCTAAAGGGCAATGTCATCAAATATGTTTGGCGGTATGAAAATAAAAATGGCTTGGAAGATTTAAAGAAAGCCAAGTGGTATCTAAAAGCTCTTATTTTTGCTTTAGAAATGGAGCAAGAAAAAGAAGCTCTGGAAGCCATTGAAGGCAATTGCAAAGACGGCTTTTGCCCTATGCCTGGTGCAAGCAGCCCAGATACAATCGTAGGAGTGCGTTTTGACAATCTCT